GTATCAAGTGCGTCAATTGCTGTCGATACTGCAGACGAGATGTCACCACCTACTGCGTCAAGTGCTCTCTGGTTTGTGAAGTACAGATTAGTACTGCCTTCTTGTAGGTCGTCTGTCGAACTTCCTGTGGTAATGATGTCTTCGCCATTAACGGTAGCATTTGCTCCCTCAACAACAAGACCTGCTTTAATTCTAAAGTCTTTGTTTACTGTTGCCATTTTATCTCCTTAGTTTATGCCTTAAGTCCCATACGAGCGAATCGAACGGTAACTGGCTTTATTGCTCCAGGAGTTACAATAAGTGATACTGTATCTCCTGATCTAGAGACGCTAATGGTTCCCATATTCCCATCGTTGTCCATTGTTCCGTACTCTGTGACGTTAATATTTGTACCGTCAAAAAGTATAGAAATCTCTGTGGCGTAGAACTGGCTTGTAGATGCCTTGGAAATTGTAACCATGTACTTGACAAAACGCCAGGTAGTGCAGTCGTAAGAGTCTACCGTAGTTTGATTTTCAATTCCACTAACAGAACTCTCATTATTTCCAGCAGAACCCAAGTCTGTAGCCTGCTGCACAAGGGTATCAATAAGGTCTAGATAATCTGCCTGGGTAGGTCTATCTCCAGATTCAAACTTAGATTTTACTTGTGCAAGGGTTGTTCGTGCCATAACAACTATTATATCAGTTATCTTAAAGAATATAGTTATTAATACCGATGACGGCGATGCCGATAGGTGCTGGGTTGTTAGAACCGAATGCAGACATTCTTCCCTGAAAAAACTTAACCCTAAATGGTAGGTCTGCTGTAATTTTTGCTTTTGATGAAGTAGAAGATATCTTTACGGTTTTTGGATATGATACCTGAGATACCTTCTTTGTGATTGGGTAGTTTGTTGCCAACATAGTAGCCTTTGCCACTAGTCAGTCACATCCTCGATGACATTCATCTTGCCTTGAGCAACTGTCCATACATATCCAACAGTAGATAGCTGGATGTCGAATACGTCATCTGTTTCTAGCTCTTCTGACTCAGAGGATGTTAAGGATACTGTGAATTCTCCAGGACCATCTGATTCGGTCTGCTCTGGTGATAGAGATACGATAAGGGTGCTTCCACGCTTTATGTCAGCCTTGATAGTCCAGTCTTCGACATTTATTGGTTGCTTAGCATCGTCTGTTACGAATACTCTGAACGAAGCTGTGTCTCCACGAACGATAGTCCAAATTAGCTGTGGAGGAATGCTTCCAATTGTCTGAGTCGTTGATCTTGCCATAAATATATTATATCACTATTAAGCTAATCCAGCTTTTAGTGCCCCCCAGGTTCCGTTTCCCTTTGCGTCGATTATGATAGATCCGTGTTCGGCTGCGTGAGCGACGACTCCAACTGCAGCACCAGATGATGGCTGGGTAGTCGTTAGACCACCAGTAGACCCAACGAATAGGATATCTCCAGCAGAGAATCCAGAAGTATTAATGTCTTCCACTACACCAGCAACAACAACGATTCCAGTTGCATCATCTGCAATAGCTTGCTTTGACAGACCTAGGATTGGGCTAGTGGTAGAAGACGTAGCCTTAGCTACAGTAGTGTGGTTTGACGAGTACCCAGTAATGTAGACTGGGTCTCCAGCAGCGATTGATGAACCGCTATTATTTAGCGCAACAATCTGTGAGTAAGATGCTGAAGGCAAGACAGCCTCTAGTCTATCGACTAGCTGCTTAATGTCCGTGTGCACCTTTACTTCGTCCCCTGCTAGCGGAAACGGTAGTTCGTAAGATAGAGATTCTCCTGTAGCCATATATTAAATTATAGCATGACAAATCGGGGAAACGATGGTATAATTTATAGAACACTCTCTCAAGGAGTGTTTTTCCGTTAAGGAGGAAATGATGAAACAGAGTGACAACAAAGTGACAATCGTGACAATCCAAGACAGCTTATTTTTGCTATCGCTGTAAAAATAATGTCGCCAGAAGCCAGTGACAGTGGCTAGTAACTTCATGAAAAATAAGGAGGTAGCATGTATAAGAAATTTGCTGCAATAGGTCTTTCGACCATTTTTATTACTGGTTGTGTTACGCCAGCAGAATCTAGTGTTCTGAAAGTAACAGCACAAGCGGTTAACTATGAAAACCCAACCCCCATCCTACAAAAGGTAGCGTCTGATAGAGCAATCAGTATCAAGAATATGAGAATTCAGAATAATAAGTCTGAAGTATCTGGTGCAATTAAAAAGCTAAAGTCTCATGTTGGTAAAACTTGGTACGTATTCTCTGGATCTACCCCATCTGGGTGGGACTGCTCTGGACTTACAATGTGGTTCTATGAGCAAATGGGGATTAACCTGGAGCACCGTGCATCCAAGCAAGAACATGCTGGAGAATACACCAAAGACCCACTTCCTGGTGACCTGGTTGTATTTAAATATTCTGGTAACGAATCTGCATACCATGTTGGAATATACATTGGAAATGGCAAAATGATCCATGCCCCTAAAAAGGGTCACGTCACTAGAACAGAGTCTATTAAGACTTTTGGTGGAAACTACTCAGATATTCTTTACGTAAGAATGCTGGAGCTGTCTTAGGATTTCTTAATTAGAAATATCTGAGCTGTAACTCTAAGCTTATCTGAAGTAACTGGCGTGGTTCCATGCTCTAGACCGAAGGCATTTACAATTCCTAGGTTAAAGTGTGGGACCACGCAAACCCAATCAACATCGTCCTTGTTCTTCCAGGTAAAGAAACCCCCATCATTGTACTCCCAAGTTTCGTTTAGGTAGACGGTTACTGCCTTACTGTACTTTGCATCGCTGTGATATGGAATGTATGCTCCTGGCATCCAGACATAAAGCATTGCACTTCTTGACTCAGTCAGAAGCTGGTCGGTATCGGTATTCAAAATTCCCCTGGAAATCAGGGTCTGTTGGATCTCTTCTAGAAATTGTTCTGGAATAGACATACAGAATACTGTAGAGTCTTTACCTATGATGCTATCTGACCACGCTTGATTGGTCCAGGTACGAATGGGTTCGTGATACCTTCCACCAATAACGTCTGCTGCTAAAGTGTTGAGTTGGTTTGCAAGACCTTCTCTAAAAACATTTTCATACTTAATCATTTTATCCAACCTACTATTGCATACCTTGTTCCAGAAACCACTGGATGTACTGAATGGTTATAAGTATAGCCTGATGGGAAAAGGATTAGATCATTTGCTTTGGGCTTATACTTTATATTGAATCTGGGAAACTCTATTTCCCCACCCTCGTAATCTTCGTTCATATAATAAACCATAGATACTCTTCTGTGATGCTTGGGATGATCGTCTATGTGATTTATAAACTTTTGACCTGCACCATATTTTAGGATGCTATAGGTTTCGTAGTCTTCGAAGAAAACGCCATGATCAGCCATGTATTGGGTCACAGAAGGCTTAAATATAATTTCTATGATATCTAGCATGTTCTGTTGAAAAAAGTCTCCAGGGGACGCTGGTGGCGTTTTAGACTTAATTGATGAAACCACTATCGTGTCTGTGTCTCTAACCTCTTTGTTGCTACCGCCAGATACTGAAGCTTCTAGCCAAGACACTGCCTTTAGCTCTACTGAGTCTTCAATCATAGATGGTAGATCTTTATAATCAGCAAATACGTTGTGATATACGGATATTCCTGGTGCTAGTTCTGTCTTAGACATGTTACCACTTTCCAAGTGGGCATTCTGCCTTTTCAAGCTGCGTCTTCAAAGCCATGAAGCATCCGCACTTCTTGCATTGGTTTGTGAGCTTTACTAGTTCTGGGCAGGACTTACAGATATCCATTCTCTTTGTAGAGATCTCTAGCGATACTTTTTTCTCTGCTGGATTTATCATATCCCAAGGTCTAGTATCACCAAGATTCTTTTTCCACTCTTGCCATGGATTTAGTTTTTCTTCAGACATGTTCTACTCCGAAGGTTGAGTAAATGTAGTACCGTCATAGGTCCACCCCCACGCAATACCGTCAACGTCAGATGCGTCTACAACTATTGGGTTAGATGACATTCCTGCGATAATTCTAGACACGTTTGGGTTTGTCTGTGCATCATCAGTGTCGAACTTAAACACAGAGAATACCTCTGAGTCTACGATCATTGCAAATTTCTTTTCAGCCATAATATCTCCTTTTATATGATTATACCACAAGGACGCTAGACTGCACAGCCAGTGTAGTTACAGTTTGCATCACATAGGCTTGTACCGCCGATGCTATCACAAGATGATCTGAAACAGACACATGGCGATGGAGTAAAGGTCGGTGGCGTAGGTGTAAATGTTGGTGGCGCAGGAGAGAACGTAGGTGGCGTAAATGTTGGTGGAGCTGGAGGACATGTATAAATTCCGCTAGATGGTGCAGGGTATCCGCTTGTAGAACATGCTACACCAGCAACGCCATTTGTACAGTATGACTCATTGCTTGTTGCCACATAGGTAAAGGTCTCTCCAGTGTTTTCCATGTATCTGCAGTACCAGTTTGTGGGACATGATGGTGGCGCAGATGGGTTTGGAACTCCAGGTGTGGTTTGACATACAGTGCGGTAGTCATCACAAGCAACTCCGCTAACATCTGTTGAGCTGGTAAATTCTGGTGAAACGACACCGTTCTCATCTGCAGTCTTACAGTAGTATGTGGTTGTTGGAGTGAAGGTAGGTGGTGTAGGAACCCAATAATACACTGCAATATTTACTACGGTCTCTTGGTCAACTACGGTTCCAGCAGAAATGCTTTGAGTGGCAACAGTGTTATTATTTTCAACAGTTGCACCAGATGACGTGGTAGTTACAGAACCAACAGTTAGACCAACTGAAGTAATAGCGGATTGAGCTTGACTACTACCAAGACCAGTGAGCAGTGGAACTACTGAACTGCCCTTAGAAGCTGCATAAAACCCAAGTACGCCTAGCATGCTTCCTACGCCTTCAGATCACCGAGAAGCAACCACTCGTTATTAGCAATCTTTGTTAGCATGGCTCCGCTGTATGTAGCACCGATCTTGACATAGTTGTTCTTAGATCTTAGCGTTACGCCAACAGCAGCTGCGAACTCAACCTCACCAGTATTTGCCCTTACAACTTCAATTCTAGAGCCTACAGGAAGCTCATTCTCATTGTTGGTATCAGCAGCGATAGTTATTGTTATATTTGAAGTAGTGTTAACAAGAACTGTCTTGCCAACTATCAGCTTTGAAATTGTAAAGCTTGCTGTGGTGCTATCGAACGCAACAGTATTTATAGACTTCCAAGCACCATTTACATAAACCTGTAGCTGATTAATTGGTTCGTTAATGCTTGACTGTCTCACATAGCATAGAGTACCCTCTGCTGGGCTGGGGATAGCAGCATCTCTTGCAGAAGTAGTTTGAAAGTTATTGAATCCATCAGTCATAATAACTGTGTCATTGAAGGTTG